GTCGGTGATAAAAAATATCGGTTTAACGTGAAGAACGCTGGTGAGATAAAAGAAACTCAAAGCGACATTAATAATTTTGTCAAGAAGTTCTTGAATGAAAACAATGAAATGTCAGATGCTAAAGGTTACCACAAGTCTCTATACACAGCAATGAATCCCGACGCTATTGCCAAACATTTTTACCAACAAGGTAAAGCTGATGCTATGAAAGAGAGTGTTGCTAAGGCCAAAAATATAAACATGGATCCAAGGCAAGCATTTTCAAATGATAACACAAGCGGCCCTAAAGTAAGAGTGCTTAGCGATGATACTTCTCCTAACTTTAAGTTTAAAATTAAAAATAAATAAATAACTAATTTAAAATTACAAAATTATGGCGATTTCAAATCCTGGTAATTTGCTAAATAGTACTCCTGGTCCAATCCAGCAGGCTACTGCAGCAAACTACCTAGACCTTTCAACTAACGCAGGTTGGGGTCAACAATATGTTCCAGACTTAATGGAAAAAGAAGCTGAGGTTTTCGGGCCTAGAACAATTTCTGGTTTTCTTAATCAAGTTGGAGCAGAAGAAGCAATGACAGCTGATCAAGTTATTTGGTCAGAGCAAGGTAGATTACACTTATCGTACACGTGCTCAATCACTGATGTTGATGATGGTGCTGCTACAAACGGTGGTGAAATAACTATTACTGATCATATTGATACTAATGCTACTTACGTTGCTGGATCACACGGTGTAAGAGTTAACGATACTATTATTGTTGCTACAACAGCTGCTGTATTAAAATGTTTAGTAGTAAAAGTTGTAAACGACGTATTAGACGTAGAGCCTTACGGTGTTGCTGATATTACTACTCTTGGAGAAGGTAATACTGGTACATTACTAGTTTACGGTTCTGAGTTTGCAAAAGGTAAATCATACAACTCTCAATTAGCAGCTGCTGCTGACAGAAGAGAAGCTAATGAGCCTAAATTCAACACTTTTAGCAATAAGCCAATTATCATGAAAGACTATTACGAAGTTAATGGTTCTGATGCATCTAGAATTGGTTGGGTAGAAGTTTCTGCTGAAAATGGACAATCAGGTTACTTATGGTATCTAAAAGCTGAAGCTGACACAAGAGCTCGTTTCACTGATTATATTGAAATGGCAATGTTAGAAGGTGAGCTTGCAGTTTCTGGTACAGATGATGTAGCTGATTTCTTAACAACTAATGCTGATAGCGCAGGTACTCAAGGTTTATTTGCTGCTATTGAATCAAGAGGTAACGTAACTACTGGTGTAACTGGTGTTAACGCTGCAACTGATTTAGCTGAGTTCGATGCAATACTTGCTGAGTTTGACAAGCAAGGAGCTATTGAAGAGTACATGATGTTTGTTAACAGATCAACTAGC